GTGAAAAGAACCAAACGCCTACTGCTTGATTTAAAGTACTAATGCCCAATCTCCGCCAGTGTACAAGCCTTCAACTGAACGTTTCCATTGTGATCCATTCCATTGATATTGTAAACTTGTAGTTATATTAGTTACATATTCCGTATCCGATACACCACTTGCGTCAAATACAACATTCCATTTTACTCCATCATATTCAATGATGTCATTTGCGTTTGCTATTAATTGTGTTCCATCTGTGCCTTCCCACGCAGTAGCAACATCACCCGAAGGATTATTTGTGTCACCGGTTGATTCAGTTAACAAATATCTTTGTCCGTTTACAGCATTAGGCAATGTAGATTTTCCAACTGTTACTCCAGGACCACTGCGTAATGGATTAACAACGGCATCAATTGCCTTTAATGAATTTCCAGGTAAAGTATCTGAGTCAACTGTAAACAATAAAATATTATCATCTGTTGGATGATAAGCAACTGTACCTACTATTTCTGTATTTGTTACAGGATTTTCTAAACGTATTTGTGAAATACCGCCTTCCAACACTCCATATTGATCTACAACTGCTTTCCAACTGACATTGCTTACTTGCGTTGATATTGCGTCAAATGAGGTATTTTTTACATCTTCTACGGCACTTGCCTTAAGAATCTGTAATTGATTGCCTATATACAGTAATTGATAGCCTTGTGGTGTTATCTTTGCTCTAGTACCCAACAATATATCATCGCTGTTAAGTGCATCAAAGTTATCTAGATCATCCTCGTCAAACACGCCTGAAATAATTTTATGTATGACACCCATTTTCTTAACACGTGCTGGTAAACTGATCCAAATTGGAATAGTAAAGTCCATTGAACATATATCAATTGGATCATCTGTACCTACAGGTACTTGTCTACTACTCCAGGTTACATTGTTTAACTCAACAACACTTAAACTTGTCCAGTCTAAATAGTTGTCTGTGCTTTGTATTTCCATACTTGGATTAAACAGTGGAAGTATTTGTTCAGTTAACTGTAATTTTTGATGTGTATTTGATGTCCAAATATCCAAACGTATAGTCAAGTTGTATGGACTTGGCATAGCACGTTCCACAGTAAATGCATCGCCTTGGCGTGACTCATATGTTTCTGTAGCACTGTTGTATTCTCTTTGTCTCACTTGAACTTTACCAACAAACTGTGGTTCTTGTACTCTGTCACGAGCATAATCAAGTCCAGTGATATAAAAACTCATCATTGGTACATTTAATATACTGCTTTGTGAGTTGTTTTGAATAATGTTTTGTACTTGTCTTGATGAATCGCCGTATCTCACAGGCACAGTCAAGTATGTGATATTACCATCTGAGTCTTTACCGTACTCAACTTGATAGTTGCTAAACAATCTTGTGAATTGTAGCAAAAATCTTCTTATTTGAGCATCGTAATGAAATTGTACTGGCATCTTAGTTGTCTGCTGATGGTTTTAATAAATCGCTTAGTCCTTGTAGAGTTGGTATATCGCCTCTATCTTTTGTACTTAGCGTACTTGTGTCAGTAACAAACTTATTGCGTTGTGTATTATTATCTGTCTCGCCTGGAGTTAAGTTAGTTCTCACATTGTCTTCTACTTTAATCCATCGAGTACCATCAAATCTAAACAATCTGTTTGGAAAATAATCCAAACGTAACACATAATCGCCAACTAAAGCATTAGGTGGGAATGTTGTTCCTGGTGTTACTGGTAATCCATTAGGTGGTAAATTATTTCCAGTTAAATATCCTGCTAACCATCCATTTGCTTCTGGACTGACAGCAGATTTATCCGCAGTTACTCCATCCATATCGGCAGTATAACTTGTGTTGTCTGCTTTGATACCTTCTGGATCGTCTGGGATTTTGTCTGCACCTACTGGTTCTATATAAAATTTACTTACATCATAACCACTTGACGGTAATTCTGCCACTGCTTGAGCAACAATCGCCTCATTTATTTCTGTGTTACGGTTATGTGTGCTTAATAATTCTGCTATTGTGCCTTTATCTAAGTCGTCTGCACTAGGAACTGCACCGGCAACAGTAAAGTCTTGATTTAAAGCATCTGTGCTGTCTGCGGTGTAGGCATCTGAATCAACAGTGATAGTTGAATCGTCTGCTGTGTACCATTTTGTTTGTCCACTGTCTCTTTGTTCTTTATCAGCATACAAGTCCAATACAGATTTGTATTCTTGACTTCCTACTAGTGGAACTGCTTTGACTCTCCAAAGATGTGGTTGCCAAGTTTGTGAAAAACCTTCGCTGGCAAAACTAGCATCTTCAATTTTATACAGTTTTGGTAATGGAGTTTGTATTGACTCATCTAAAGGATGATAATCTTTTAAGTTTGGAACTTCAATGACATCGCCGTTCATTAACTTACGACCAAATATGTCAATCATTGTGTTGTAATGGAATGTTACAAACAGTGTATCGTTTTGTAGGAATAATCCAAACTGTGATAAATCAAAATCAATGTCTTGTACATTGTAAACACCACGCATTACATAGATGTCAGAGTCGTAATTGCGATCTCTGTTCTCTAACAGTAATACATCTTCGATGAATGTTGGATCGTCTAATATAGTTCCAGGTTGTGTTGCATCATATCCATCGTCCGAGGGGTCAACCAAGTTGTCGCCTGATGATACTGCACCTAAATATTTGTGAATATAGATATCAATGCCACCAACAACATACATTTCTCTAATAGTTCTATCTAAGAATCTGTAATCGTTAGTTTTGTTGGGTCTGTATAAACTTAATCGTGGCATTTAGAACTTTT